TACTGCTGGAATCCTATTATCTAACTCACAAGAGTAAATAGGATATTCAATTTCAGGCAACCATTCTCGCATCATTTCAGTCATATCAGCTGCATCATCTGTATCTAAAAATCTACTTATAGGGTCCATAATAAAGGCTCTGTGTGCATCTTTAACAACACCAATCATGGCATTTATTACCCAAACTTCATCATATTTTTCGCTGTGTACCAACGATAAATGAAAATCTAATTGGCTATTGCCCATAGCAACGATAGCTATATGCTTACCTTTTAATTCTTTAATAGGTTTTTTTAACATAATTATTCCTGTATTCGTAATTGCCCACTACGATACGCATCTTTTCTATTTCTTCCATCACTTTGTAATTGTAGTTTACTTAATCCTTCATTAAATCTTTTTTCATAAAGATTTATTAAGTCAGGTTCTCCTTTCATAAATGTATATGCTTCTGATAATGAACCATATAGTAATACTTCTGGTGCATTAGTTCCAAGCCAACTTGTACCATCTGATGATTCAGTTATTGATTGCGGAACATAAAAGAAATGTAACTCAACTGTATAATTTGCATCTGGTGCTGGTCCTACTATAAAGTAGTCATCATCAAATTGCCCATAATATTCAGGTAACCCTGTCGTTGAACTAGACGGATAGGCTTCTCTAATAAAGTTAACATCTTTATTTAATAAATAAACATAGTTACTATCAGAGTCTAAGACTGCAAGAGAATATGGAAAAAGAAAGTCAGTGGGCGTAGCTAAATATGAATTTCCGCTAGTCAAGCTTCCTGTTTGATTTTTTCTGAAATCAGGTAGCTGTACTGTCTTTATTATCCGATCTTCTGCTTGCTGTATTATAGTAGACAGATCATTAACAAATGTGGTCTCTGTATTCTCTGTATAGTCTTGAATGGCTGATTTTAATGTTGTAAATGTAAATGCCATTAGTCTGTTGTAATTTTTAGTTTTCCAACATGACCATGTAAAACCATGTTATTTAAGTTAGATGCACCATAAGCAGAATTCCAGCCACCTATAGGGTCCCATGCATATGTACCTCTAGTTTGTTCTAAATCTTTCTGCGGTCTAGCATTTCTTAAACCCTGTGGATCATCTACATTTAACCTTCCTATTTGGTATTGAGGTTGATCTTTATCTAATACATCCTTACCAACCATAAGTCCAGTTCTTCTTTGATCTACAATTTGATTTCTTAAATCTTTTAATTTATAAACAAAGCCTGTTCTATCACAGACTCCTAATGCATACTTACCTTTAGCGTAAGGCATATTAGTTATACCCTCCCGGCACAAATCTTACCGCAGCCTTTACTCTATTCTCATCTGCTGCTAATTTCCACTGTTCTTCATATTGTGATTTTAAAAATGGTACTCTCTGGAATGCTTCTGGATTCTTTTGTGCAACATAATAAGCCAAGCCTGAAACAAGACATGGTAAAAATAACTTAGGTATATCTAAGTTATTAGAAGCAGGAGTTCCTGCATCATATATTTGCCTTAACCTATACCAATTAACTTTATATGATTGCGTACTATCTGGTATAGGATAAAGTGTAAAAGACACTGTACTCGTATCTCTATTTATTAAAATTTCATTTGGTCTACCTGTATCTAACTTATTAGGTATACCTGCGTATTGTGCAAAAGATACACGGGTTAATTCAGTATCAGTTTGTGAATCACTATTACCATCATCGGTTCTTAAATGATGTTCTAGCAAATCAATAGTATCTGCATCTAAAGAATAAGTAGCCGTACCAGATGTAAGTGTTGTACTTCCTTGTTCAACTTGCCATAGATTTAAACCTCTATTCGCCCATTCAAGCATCATTAAATTAATACTACGTCTAGCTGTACGTAGATCATAGCCAGTACGCATTTCTAAACCAGCTAGTTCAAATGCTTCTTCCGCAGCTTCAGCTATATCTAGATTGAAGTTGTTTGTGGTAGCTATTGCCATAGTTATTTACCATGATACTTACGCCTTAGTTGATCCTGATACATCTCCACTTTACCACCCGTTGCATAGGAAGTTTTCATTCTCTTACCAGTTTTTTTAGATTCTTTCTTTGCAGCTTTCTTTCCTTCTTCTGTATAAGGAAAATGTTTCTTTCCTACTCTTGGCATTATTTTTTTCCTGATTTATCTTTTGCTTTACCAATATTTAAAGCACACACATCAATGATCTTGTATAGTTTTCCTATCCATTTATCATCTTTTGGTGTAGGTGTAATAGCTGCTATTGCTGACGCAATAAAAACTATTGCACTTATTATTAATCCTATTGTTATTAACATAATTTCCCCCTTTATTATAATTCAATTAAACCTTCATTTATTAAACGTTGTCTATTTTGTAACTGTTCTTCTTCAATATCTTTCTTACTCTGTCCATAATATGCAACTGCATATCCTTTTTCTACCATAATAGTATTGATAGACTTTTCTTCTCCTTGTTTAAACAACTCCCCAAGAATTCTACCATATTTACCTTTACCATCCTTCCTTGTTTTTATAATTAAATCTTTTCCAGTTTCTTTAATAAAATCTTTTAAATACTCTTTAGCCAATAAACCAAATTTTTTTTCAATCTTATCTCTTGTACGTGATTCAGGAGTATCAATACCGAAAAGCCTAACACGACTACTATATAAAATATCAAAACCGACATCAATACGGACATCCACAGTATCACCATCAACACATCTAGTAACCTTTGCCTTATATTCATACATTACTTCTTCTCCTCTCCTTTAAATGATTTACTTGAACCTGACGTTCCTGCGTAGAGTCCAAACCATGCAGCACCTGCACCTACTACTATAGAAATTAAACCTGATTGCTCAAAGCTAGGCTCTGGTAAATCCATAAACCACATCACAGTATAATAAAGCAGAAAGATATAGACTGTTAAAAAGGCTCTAGGAAATATCCTCCAACTATCTACAGCTTGGGCTAAGAATATCCATCGTTGATGCGGATTTTTAGTACCTTCATCTTCTAATTCTCTTATCCTGTCTTTTAATCTGGACTGTTCTTGCAACAAGTCCATGAACTTACTAAGGTCGATCTCAACCTCATTACGATCCATGTCACCTGAAAATCTTTCTCTATCGCTCATCAAACTACCTTCATATAAGCTACAGCTACAGCGACTAAACCATATAGTCCCCACAGCATCTTTTCTATTCTAAGAAACTTTTTACTTCCTTCGTCAAGTCTACGCTCTATGAACTCATATCGTAGAGCGCATTCTCTTTCGTGTCCATCAAGTCTTAAATCTACTGTACCAACAGCAGTTTCAGCTTTTGAACTCATAACTAGCTAGGATTTGAATAGCTTTTAGTTGCCCATATAACAATACTATAAGTATCGCCACTTGTATGATCATTTGTTGTTAACAACAAGTCACCATTTACACCACCTCCAGCATTATTTGAAATGCCGGGAAGTGTTTGGCTACTATCTGAAAAATCCCATGTATCTGACCAGTCTTTTGGTGCTTGGCAAATAAACATATTGGAAGTTGCATTCCAATATAAAGAAAAGCCCATACCAATATTACTAAACCAAAGCTTTTGTATAACAACTCGGTTACAAGATTGTTTAGTTATAGCACTTGCTGTTAATCCAGATACATCAATCTTAGCTACTGCACTTTCTCCCGTGCCATCACTAATATTGGTAAATTTCATTACAAGATCACGACCACCATCATCCAAGATAGTTTGTGATGTTACTGCATCAGCCATTACTTACTCCTTACTCAAATGGAGTAGCTAATGTACCATCACCATGCAAGAAAGCTTCACAATGCCATACTGCTGCACTTGTAGCCACTAAACGAATAACTCCGCCTACTAACCAACCCTGTGCTGCTGTACCTAAATCTATTGTGTCATCATCACTGGCATCAGGAATAAAAGTATTATTATCTGATGCCGTTGCTGGATCAAAGATCGTAGCAAAGCCAGAAAATAAATCACTGGTATTGGCTGTGTTTATTTGTCCTGCACCTGTAACAGGTGTACCCACTATAAAGGTATAGTTCAATCGCGCTTCTGCAGTTGGTAGTGTAACAACAATACCTGCTGCCCTATTAAGAGTATAAACAGTACCTGAATCCGTTGATTCAACTGATTTAGTAGCACTGGTAATACTACTAACATTTTTATAATCTAATAAATAACCTGTGGTTGTAATATTACCACTGGTATCTATATCTAGATTTGTTGTAATTACACCAGTCGTAGAGTTCTTGCTGATTTGTTCAAATCCGCCCTCTGACCTAACTGGTCCATTAAAAGTTGTGTTTGCCATAATTTAGTCTCCTAAATAATTCTATCGTCTTGGCAAGTCTGCTAGGGCAGTCGATAGACATAAAAAAATCCCTAGAAAATAAGGGGGAGATATATCATTTCACCCCCCCTTTAGTTATTAGGATGATCCCGAAGAACCATACGCTCCAAGAGGATCGCTAACTCCAAAGGAGTAACGTTCCCTAGCCTTATACCTTACATTACCAGTATCAAAGTCACCATCCATACTTGTTTCTAATGAAGTACGTGTAAAATGTTTAAATCCATTTGGCACATCTGTCATTATAAACCAAGCGTTAGTATCTGTTAAAAAGTGATTAACAGAATAACCTTCTGGAATGGTTCCATTATGCTTGATAGCGTTAATGTCATTATCCGCAGTACCGACTCTACCATCGGTATCTAGGATACGTGTAGCGGTAAACATGCTATTCGGTGGGACAATTAACTTACGAGGTTTTGCTGCAATTAGCAAACCACGCTCATCTGTCCATCCGGCAATAGTAATCACAGCATTCTCTAACGAAGTTTCGTTAAGGTCTGCTTGTGTACTTGGTGTATTGGCATTCGTTCCACCTGACACCAAAGGGTGTGAGGTTGAAAACAAATCAACTCCATCGCCAGAATTATATGCACCACCTGAGAATCCTTGATTAAGAGGATACGCAGCTTTTACCTGCTTTGTATAAGCCATACTTCTTGCGAGTGCTTTAGTATAACGTGCAGAAAGCGAATCATAGAGGTTATCCTCCATCGCTTCTTCAGTTATAGCAAAACCCATAGCAATTGTTTCATGGTTGTAACGTTGTGAGAAAGATTCTTGCGCATTATCATAAATGATAGCTGAGCCTTCATCTTTAACAGCAGCCTGTCCAAATCCACTTAACTTCAAATCTTCTTCGAATGAACGATCAGATGTTTCAGTCTCATAAATTTCGTTAGACTCGTTTTCGTACTTAGCGTACTCCAATCCAAACAATGCATTTAAGCCGGGAAGAAGTTCTTTTAATAACTGCGCTCTTGAAATAGCCATTATCTATTCTCCTTACTTAAATACCTGTCGTATTGTCCATTATATGTCCAGCATTGAACTTAACAACGAGATCGGTATATGAATCACCGAAGGCATTGTCTGATCTATCTGACTTATCAATAATTCTCAAAGGCAGAGTTGCTGTCGTAGCAGCAGCAGTAGAAATATCTACCGCATTTTTGCTAGTTCCTATAGTGGTCGAGCCAGATGTTAAAGCAATCGCAACATTATTTCCTATGTTAGTAAGGGAGGCAGAGCCATCACCTTGCATTTCCATAAGAACTGTTGGATCGTCAATCACATACGCATAAGCATCAGATGCTACTACGCTGGCTGTCCACATTTGGGCAAACGTCAGTTGTGATGTATTTGGATCAGTATAAGTACAACCTAAGAATACACCTACTGGAGTTAACGTTGTAGTGCCTGTGTCTTTCTGGACAACGCCAGCAGCAGCAAGTTTTACAAAGTCTCCATAGAATATATTCACGGCATAACCACTAGCAATGCTGTAATGTCTAACCTTACTATTGAAAGAACCAGAAGCACTTAAAGTGCCTATTGGTCTTGCTCCGTAAGGTGTCGCTGAACTACTCATTGTATATACCTTTAAAATACAAAGTTAAAAAATACAAAGGCGGTAAATCATTTACCACCTTTACCAAAAGTAACCTCAGATTTTCTCTCTTTAAACATAGGCATAGCGGGATTTTCTTCTTTCATATAATTTGCGTCTAACGCTGACATCTGTTGTTCTGCTTGATTACGAAAATATTTATCTCGTTGTTCAACCATATCTTCAGATGCTTTACATAAAAGCAATCCACCCACTTCTACACATCCTTCATGTTGAGTATTCTTATCCATAATAATCTGTAACTCAGGATGATCCTCTGCTTTAACTGGAACCCAACCTTCTCTCATTCGAGTAGATACATTCATAGTATCAGATTGACCAGCTGCACTGGTTCTGATCCAACGAAATCTATATCCCTCTTGTGGAGTAGGATCGGGCAACAAATTTGGAGGTGTCCAAGGTTTTGTGCGTTCACTATCTTCTCTCGATTCTAGTGAACGAGGTGTGCGCTCTTGATCTTCTTGATCTTTATCTAACTTATCCATTCTGTAACTCCTTCGCATACTGTGATGCGTATTGTTCTGGCGTAAGTCCAAGTCGTCTGGCGAGGTCAACTTGCGTCTTTGTTAACTGCACTCTGCGCTGTTTTTGACCAGTCCTATTGGCTGGTGCTACCACAGTCGAAGGTGGTTGAGAGGAGGCAGTATTAGTCCCCTCAAATCGTTCTGGAAATCTATTCTTAATAGCTTCATCAACTCTAGTGTAATATATATCTGAATCCCTTACAGGATCAACACCTTCACTAACTAACTTAGCATGCATACCATAAGCT